TATATTTCCACCTTCTAAATAATTAGTTTTGAACCAAAAAAGAAGCCGGAATCACTTCCGGCTTACATCTTGGGGGGCGCCATGTTTGGTCCAAGCTCGTAGGTGCTCCCGCCCTTATGCTTTCCTGATACCGCTTCGCTCTCATCTTCCTTCTGTTTTATAAGTCTTTTGACGAACCAGGTTCGAAGTGCAACGGGCAAATTATAAGCTTGCTGAAAGTCCCAGCTACCATGATACATAAGAGCAAAGAATTGCTCATATACATCCTCCATGTACTTATCGGTTAGGCCAAAAAAAGTCCACCGTAAACGGCACCCCCATTTTCTGGGTGTGGTCGCAACTCTCACACTTAAACTGTTGAGTTAGATCTATATTGGGCGTAACAGCAGCATTCGCTTCACGTAAAAAGCGGGAATCCACGGCTGGCATGAGTTCCACAAAGCGATTGATGACCGCTGGCTCAGTTTCATCGTTCAGGGAAACAATTAGGCGCTGAAGCTGGGAAGTGTACATGCTCTCAAACAAAGATGGCTCTTCACGAATCTCATCGCCAATCTGGGTCTCCTCCACACCAGTCATGACCTTCATCTCCACGTCAACCTTCGTGAGTGGGAGTTTTACAACATAGGTTCCATTCTTGGTCCGCTTAATCTTTTTATCGCCATGGTTGTCACCACTATATATTTTAGCCTGGGTTAGGTCAAAGTTGTACTTTGTCTTTACTCCGCAAGAAGGACATGTTACATTAGTCTTGTAGATCGGCCCATAGCCAGTAGTTCGAGCAGCGATAAGAATAGCGTTTCTATCGCCGACAAGAAGTGTCTTTGGGTCAACATCATAATTTGAGAGGACATTCTCCAAAAGCCTCTCCAGAGCTAGACCTTGCCTCAGAAGTGTCTGGCTTGTTAGGATATCCTCATCCTTAGCCGTCATGTAGTTGATTTCAATATTCTTCTGATTATGGAAGGGGTGGTCAGCCGCATACAGCAAGCCAGCGCTAGGAAGCTCGACAAACTCTGTGGGCGTTACAAAATCCAGAACGGACGTAGGTGCCGCTTTGGGCTCCGGAGTGGTTGCCGCGCTCTTCGCGCGGCGTTGATTGTTTCTTGGCAATTTGAACCTCTTTGATTAAGAGAATTATAACATATAATTTACTATATGTTAACCGGCGCCCCCAGCTGTGAAGAGCCTGGGGATTACGGTCTCACCCGCGTCACCGGCTCGATCTGCTGGAATTACATAGGAAGCCCAGTCGTAGCGCAGCTCCATATCAAGAGTTGAAAGGTCCTCGCCCTCATAGTTGTAATCATTCATAGAAAGACCAACGATGAAGGGGTTGTTCAAAGTCCACTCTTCAAGAATATCGCCGTTCTCATCGAGGGCGCGAATAGTGACCTGTCCGAGCGCAGCTGTGGCGTTACCTTTTCCGATAGTGCTAAAAGCGTCGGGCTCGGTTAGGTTGGACGGAACATTATAGCCGCTCCGACGAAGGATAGACAAAAGGTTGCCGGTAGCATCAGGAGAGACCGGGTCGACCATTGAAACCGTAACCGTGTTCCAGTTAACCTTCCCTGGGTAGTAGAAGGTGTGGTTTAGGAACTTGTGCTCAGATGTCGTGACTGTGAAGGTGGGCTTCGTGACACTGCGGGCATAGAACTGCCCTCCATCGGCCATATTAGCGATTGTCACGCTAAATCTAAATTGTCTCTTTGGCTCAACGAGCCCTGAACTCCAAAATGGCATCTTATGTTTTCTCCTTACAAATTTAAATAGTCTTAACTATCTTTTTTCCTTAATCATCGAAAGAAGCGCCAGTTCTCGTAATGATGAAATCTAGTGCGATAAATTCGATAGCTCTTGCAGGCTTCAAGAAAATCTTGGCGTAAAGAATGTTTCTATCGATTAGATCATCTGTGGTTGTGCTCTTGTCCAAAATCACTCGGAAGTCAGTTAGACCAAACCTAGCCTTGACGTCAGCCAAGAAGGGCTCTGCAGCGCCGGTGAATCTGTCCCATGTCACCTGGACATTGGGCTCGAATAGAATGCTGTTAGCGATTCTGGAGATTTCTTTCTTGACAAAGATCATTAGTCGTCGAACATTAATTCTATCCAGGGCGGACGGCGTAATTTGCAGCGTCTTCTGCCCGAAGATTACGATACCCTCATTCGGGAAAGTCGCAATTGGGTTAATGTTCGCCGCGTAAAGATCATCGCGGTTCTTGGAGGTGAGACGCATCTTCACGCCCGTAACTGGGATTCCAGCTGCACCGTTGGATAGCCCACCTCGGACAAATCCAGCCGGCGCAAACCACAGCTCGGTGCGGGCTTGAGAACTTCCGAAAGTTCCTAGCGCGGCAACGGACGGGGGTACCGGCAGCAATCTTCCGTTAAGAGTGTCTCGAATCTGCACCCATGGGAAGAATGTACATGCGTAGCTTGAATTAATAGACCTATCTCTTAGTGTCGTAATCGCCTGACTAATGTCAGGAGCACGAGAGGTTACATCCGTGAATTGAGTTCCCTCCGTCTCGGGTGTGTAGGCATATCGAATGTCCATGATTGCCAAGGCATCGCCTCGCTCCTCACAAACTGTCCTCAGATGGTCGGTTAGAGCCGGTGCCCAAACACCAGGCACTGTCATAAGGTTAGCCTCAACGACTTCTGGGTCTCGCACTGTGTCGATTGCTCGCTTGACGGTGTTAATTCCATAGTTGCTGAGTTCTGTGTTGTTTGTAGCATCAGTCAAGTAGGTGTTGCGGAACGGCTCGGCTTCACGGACATTTAGTCCGTCAAATCCACCATGCATGGGCAGAGTGAATCGATCAAAGCCTTGATCCAGCAAGCTCTTGAAGTTATTTCCAGATTGAGCAGTGTAAGAGTTGCCAGCCTTTCTGGAACCTGAGAGGTGGAACCACCCACCGCCTGCGCCTGAGCCGGAGACGAGATCATCCATAGAGAAGGCGAATGAGTTCTCAGTGGCATATCCAGTTTCGAAGGAGGAAACTGTAACAAGCGGAGAAAGGGGGCGAACCATGTCATAATAACTTGGGTCAAACTTAAGACTATCAGCCCCTTGGGTTGTTTGAATTCCGAAGTAAGCATCTGTCGGGTCAGATATGGCGCCATCACTAGCGCTGAGGCGCAGACGGATACTCGGGAACAGGAATGACCCGGTATAGCCCGTAGTTGCGTGCGATTCAGGGTCGGGACGCTCGGTCATTACAGTGGCGAAGTAGCCAAAGCCGCCGAGTTGACCGCCGATGCCATACGCGCCACTCGCTGGGTTGGGTACGGCGTCCCCTGCTGCAACAATGGTGCTCGCTGACGTGAAAGAGGTGGGAAGGGCGTCTGCCCCGTCGACCCCAACGGACAGCGTTGCAGGACCAAAGCCTCTTGTCGTCGAGGTTGGCGCATGAGAGCCACTGGCACCAGGGTCTGAGAACGTGAAGCCCTTGAATCTCGGGGGCCCCATATATCCGAAGGGGACCAAGGAGGCATCTATACTTCCATTGTCAACCGCTGCGTCCACCTCAACGCGGATATAATCTGACTTATTGTCGTATGTTCCGTACTGCCTCAGTCTTCTTTCGGTGTCAGACCATTGCTCGTACTTATCACCGATCTTTCGTGCTATGTAATCTTCAGAATTAGGATTGAGGCTGCAATTATCGAACCTTTCCAAGAAGATTGGTGCGTTATCTGTGTCTCGCGCATGGCGAACAGTAACTGAGAACGTTCCGTAGGGGCTGATCTCGGGGTAGGCTGCAGCCTTGATGTTCTCAATAGAGATCTTGAGGTTGTTGTTTGCCCACTCACCATATCCAAGCGAGATAAACTTGAACAGCTTTTGCTTCTCAGAGACATAGAAGTTTTCCTTTAGTCCCATATCTTGAGATCTCACGAATGGAGTTTGCGCGTCAATAAAGCCTGAATTGTGATCATCGAAATCAAGTGCACCGCCCGGTGAGGAGCCCGTATATAGTCCCGCTACGAGACCATACACATCTCCAGCAGTGGTGTTTGTAACCTGAGTTGCCAAGAATTGATCATATGTCTCACCCAGCCAATACTTCTTAAGGTTTGCGGCTGGCGTAACATCAGAGTTTGTTCGCGCAGGGTTTGTGTTCAAAACCTTTCTAATATAACGAGGGCTGTTGCGATTAAAATTAAATGTAATTGTCTCGATTACGGAGTTGTCAGTTGCCTCTCGAACAGTTAGTTGGAATTCTCTGCCATCGCCGGTGCTCTGGATTAGCGCTGCAGCAGCGCCGGTTATGGAATTCGAATATGCGTCGTCCAATCCCGCAGCACTTGCGGTGTTCAGTGCGACAGTTCCACTAAGTGTTATATTGCTACCAGTACAATAAATAACGGCGGCCAAGGATCCGGTGGCACCAACTTGGTCAACTCGGACCTGACCAATGGGTCCGGCTTCGGCAGTTCTAACAGTGCTGCTTGAGTTAATTAAGAAGATTCCAAAGGCGCCGGCGCTCTTGGCTTCATCTCGCTGAGGGAAGCCGGCAAAAGTCCAACCAGCTTGCCCATTGGCGCTGTAGTTTATGTGCTGCGTTCCAAGGAGTCGGACCATGGTGACAGGAGCTTGTCCACTAGCCAACCATGCTTGCGCAGCGTAAGCGGCATAAGTGGGTCCATCAAAGTTATTCTCTCTCCAGTTATCCGAGCCGTCTGCACCGGGGTCCGGGGATCCGAACACTCTAGTGAATTCCTCAAAGGAGGACACTTTGACAGGGCGCATGCCTGGTCCTTGACGAGTTCTTCCGATTACGACAGGACCAATAGCTGTCGGCAATCTCGGTATCTGGGAACGATCAATTTCATTGATAAAAACGCCAGGGGAAATGAACTTAAATTTGTTAGCTCCACTTGCCATTATTAATAATCTCCTTGCTAATTTTACACGCTGTAGTATTTACTACTTAAGGCTTCTCGTAATAAATAGTAAGTGGTAATCCTAAACTCCTAATTTACTCACGATAAAAGGCGCCCGAGACTGTGGTTGGAATATCGCCGAAGACAACGTGTTCTCGGGGGAACCGAACTTCAACAAAACTCTCACGAATAGCGATCTTTGGTCTATCCTCATTTTTAGCGGCGCCGATCAAGTATCCTAGGATTCTTACATCTATTTGCGTCTCGAATTTCCTCTCCTCTTCTCCCAAGTTGCCAAGATTGTTGTTCTGTGCAAAGTCTTGTGGCAAGAAGCCCTCAAATTTATGACCATCAGCTTGGATAAAGAAATTGTTTATTTGACCTGTGCTCACGATAAACGGCGTGAGCATCTCGTTTATTTGCTGGAAGTATTCGCCCTTTAGGGATAGCTTGTAAGTTACGTTTATATATGTTGGGACCGGCATTGTCAAAGTTTCATAGACCACCTTTTTATTATTATATGGGAAATTCTCCTGCCCAACCATGGGTCCACCAATGCCGAAATTAGGCAACGTTTTGTACGCATCGGCATTAGCAAAGTCTGCTGTTTTAGACTGATTTATTCGCTTTGTGATGTGTATGGCGCCGCCTTTGGCGTCATTCGTGGGGGGGATGTTTGCCTGATATATACCCTTTCGAGATGGGTCCTTGACAATCGACGTCCTTTCAATACTTATAAACGGGAGCTTGAGAACGCCTTGTGAGTCTCGAAGGTCCTTATCATGCTTGACCTGAAAAGCTCTCTCAGCTGATACCCAGATCACAGGAACCTTTTTCCACCCAGTGTTCGTTGTTGCGGAAATATCTAAAGATTCATCGACCCAATTATATAGCGCCTGGTCAATTGTCTCCAAGGTGGAGGGCATTATTTCGTATTCTCTATCTGCCATCAAAAACTCCCGGGCGGACCCTAATACACTTAGCCGAGATCTCGACACTATGGTCAACTTGCCCAAAGATCTTTCTTGGCTCGGCTGTGTTTACTATCTCATAGTGAGATTCTCCATAGAGAACAAAATCTCCAACCCTGACGTACAAATCCTGGTCTTCTGTGAGCCTACGATGGTGGAAGTGAACCGTTATCTCGTAGTTAGTGTCCATCGCCCCATTAGGCATAAACTCTGATCCATACTGATTCCACTCTATTAGTGCGTAAACTCTAATCGGGGGAAGAAATGTCTTCTCAATCGCCTCACCGTACAGAGGATGAAAGTCGGTGGTCTTCTCGTCAATTGGGTAATATAGAACCTGCTGGCCTACCACTCTCTCAATGAGTTCGTCGTTGACCTGCTTAATTAAGTCTCGCTCTTTTTTGCCAACAAATAAAGGAGGCGGAGGACTATCGGGCTGATTCCACTTGTTGTCTGCCATATTTTACCCCCTATCCCTGGAAAATTGGTAGTGGCGTTTGCTGCTTCAAGGTGTTAACACTGCCAACAATAGCAGCATCCTTTTCAGCTAGCGCCGAATAAACCATCTCATCAAGGACAGCCTTCAGCTCATCCCTAAGCGCTGTCTGCTCAGTTTGTGCCTGAGATAAGAGATCTGCGGCATTCAGTGTTAGATTTTCACCCGGGATCGGAATTGTACCAAACTTGCCCCTAATTTGACCCAACGTTTCCTTTGAGAGAGCCAAAGAGAATCTACGAATCCACTGCTTTCCAACAGAGTTTATGTTTTCATACGGGATGTTCGCAAACGGAACTGTGCTAAGATTATTAACACCCTTTATTCCATCGGTCATTGTTTCGTCCACATCCCAAGCATCATCTATAACTTGGAATGTAAACCACATTTTTTTAACCTCCCCCGTTACAGGTCGTGGGAAAATTCTTAGTTTATTATCTCTAAGCTCATATGAAAAGTGGGAGGTTCTGGTGTACAGCATGTCTTCAAAATTCATAGCTTGGAGCTTATTTTGCCACACAGGAATGACCTCAAAAGTAGAGTCGTCAGCATACTGTCCATAAGTTGCCAAGTTTCCTACCACATTGAGTCCACCATAGTATCCATAAAACCTCCACATTGATCTGGGTGTTTTATAGAAAACACGATTAACAACAATTCTCTTTGTTCTGTCTATAGACTCATAAGGAACTCCACCCGCAGCTGCAGACGAAGATACGATAGACTGTAAATCATAATCTTGCTTTTGCTCGACTAAATCAAAGGAGGCGGAATATTCTGGTATTGTGCCACCCAAGCCGGCATCAAAGGACGTCGCATGCCCAACTCTACGAGCGTATTCAAATCTTATTTCAGGATAAGACAGCTCTAATCGTCGGCCACCTAAACTAGAGGATAGGTCTCCCGACCTTAGCTCCCCAAGGTGATCAAAAGTCCCTGTGGTATTTCCAAGTATGCTGGATAAGACATTCTTGGCTTGGTGCGTGTTGACGAGATAAGAGTATTCTAATACTGCCTCCTCAAAGTTGGCATACACGTTATCAGCTGTAAGCTCAATATCCAGCACATCGCCGCCAAGCTTTTTATATGTGTAGGCTACTTGTGCCGCTGCACCCGACAAAAACTCAGCCGACGCATTGTACACCCCCAAAGGCACTGCAGCCGTAACATCGGATGTGGTTCCTGTAACGGGAAGTACAATCGGACTAGGGTTTTGTTTTGGACTTAAATTTGGCACAGACATGCTTAGAGTTCTCCTCTAGATAATTAGTTGAGAGAATCGGAAAGCACGACTAGGTTGTTGTTTTTGCCTTGGTGGTTCTTTTTCTCGTTGTCTTGCGCGTGGTTGTGGTGGACTTCTTTGTCTCAGCCTTCACCTTGGTGGCTGCCTTTGTTCTCTTCTTAGGGGCAGCCTTCTTCTTTGGCGCTGCTTCTAGAGCCTCTACAATGGGATCAGCCGTGGTTACAGCGGTGGTTGACTCAGGCAGCGCCACAACTATCTCCTCCACAATTAGCTCAGGAGCGGCCATAATTACTGGCTCTGGTGTGGCGTTTGTCACATTTGTTGGTGTTTCAGTAGTGTTGCCTAACCCATACTTCAAAGCATATTTTCTTCCAAATTTTCTTTCCTTGAGTTTATATCTTCTCTTCTTGCCCATAGGGTCCTCCGTAATATAATAAATAGTTGTTTACAAAAGAAAAACCCTCAGCCATTAATGGCTGAGGGTTTGGATAGATAACCTAAAATTTAGCTATTAGCTAAAGCAAGTTACTTGAGTACCAGAACCGATGACCGTTCCCGTAACGTACCAAGCATTGTCTTTCATGCCTATCACATGAATGGCAGAACCTATAATTCCGCCCTTTGTAGTACCATTCATAGTAAGTGTGTTATCGTTTGTGCCTGTGGTTGTATCAACTTGGGTGCCGCTGTTGCTGAACGTAGCGGACAACCCATCAACCGTCCTCACAAGGCTTCCATAGAGCTTGTCAGCGGACTGCGTGGTGATCACAGCGTCTGCCGCTGCGGTAGTATCTACTAAGAACCAGTATTCCAGCCCAACTTCGCAAGTCGGCAAAGTAACCGTGCAGGCGGTGCCGTCAAATGTAAAAGTCGTTCCACTTTCAGCCGCTGTGACTGCTTTTGTAGCACCATCCAAATCTACAACCTTTCTTTTAATTGCAACGTCTGTGAAGGTTGCCCCTCCCATCGTTAGACTTCTCTTCAAATTCTCAACTAATGCTTGGGTTCTCGCCAAGCCTACTCTTTTAGTTCCCATTGTTTATAACCCTCCTTTTTTAATCATGTCAAAAAACATATGGTATGAGCTTGCGCTCAGTCATAACTAGCTTCGCATAAAACAAAACCCCTGGCTCCTCGAAAGAAACCAGGGGTTCGTTTGATTTTTATCTAATCAGAGATTAGGCAGTTGCGCCAGCCTCACCAATTAGACCACGGCAGATGACTAGACCGTACATATCAGGACGGACCATCTTCTTGGCGTAGCGTGTCATCACGCCCTTACGGGGCACGAAGTCCTCGGGACCAAAGATGGTCGGAGTGACCTGTAGCGGGACGTAAGGAGCG